ATGCGTAGACGACTCATTCCAGACTTTGATCCCCCCCCTGCCCGTCGCGCTAGGGCGTGCCGAGCCCGTCCACGTAGCGTTCACCCCTCAATTAAGTACTGGTCGACTCGTTTTGGCATCGGATAACAACTGTTTCTGATTGAGGTGAGGGTTGAGATTTTCTGGCCGATACTTCGCTTGCACCCATTCTTCCCACGAAAAGGATTTATCATACGCCCCGATGATCCATCGTTGAAACCCTACGATCTCTTTGGTTCTAACATAGGGCATGGGATATGGGCGACACCCGAAGTCCCTGAGTTTTAGTCTCCGATACTCGCGATCCTCTTGAGTTTCACCCTTCCAGTATCCGCAGAGCATATAGACCATAATGTGGTCAGGTTTCACGCCATGCCTCACTAACGCCTCAAGACCTTGGAACAGTCTCGATTCGTCCTTCTTGTTGTCCCATGCTGTATAGATGCGCTTCACCTTCATGGAGTCATCGCGGTAATTGACGGACGCAATCGCTTCGGCTGTCTCGTCGTTGATCATCCGAGCGTTAATGCCTTGATTAAATGACACCCGAAACCCGCCACGCTTGATCTCGTCAATACGCTCACGCCAATGTGGTTGGCCAAAAAAGTCGTTATCTAATAAGAGTAAATCCTTCGGCCACGGATCGCCGCGCCAGAGAGTCGAGACAGTGTTCACCTCGGATACCGCGCCTTCTTTCTGAGGAACGACACAGAACGAACACCTTAGGCGACACCCGCGTTGCGTGAATCCGACAGAGCTCATCCACCGCGGATAGTCGCTATAATCGACCGGCCCGTTCGGGTTGATTCCAACGCTTGCGAGTGTTGCGGTTTTGTTCCAACCGGTGCCACCGATGATCGCCGCTGGATAGGCTTGCAGAACCGCTTCGGCGTTCGGCTTTGTCTGCTCAAAGATCAGCGACGCATAGACACGATCAAATTCCCGATCTCCTAGCTGCGGCTGTATTGTTCTGACGTTTCCCGCTTTTCTCAAAACAACCTCTGCTCCCCTCTCGCGCCAGTGATACGCCAAACGCATCAGCGCCAGATTCGGAATCTTGCCGTCAAGTTGTAGTAACAACACGGTTGTCAACATGAAACAGATCCGCTCTAACGTCCTCGCAATACAACACCAAGGCCACCAGTTCAGTTTCGTGGGCCTTGATTGCGGCTTGTGTCGCCGTGCTGGCCAGGCGCGCCGCCGCCTTGTCGAGCTTGTCGTTCCTGACTACCACCGCCACGCCCTGCTGTTCGAGGCGCCACAGTAATTCCACCGCGCCCCGACTCACGACCAACCCACCACGAAGATGCACCAGGTCGTCGGTCATTCGTTGACGAACCGTTGCGGGTGTTTCCGCTTACTTTCGAGGAGCGTCTTGCGCGCGTGGTGTCGTTTACACAGTGGTTGCCAGTTACGCTTCGACCAGAACAACTCCTGCGATCCGTCATGCGGCCGGATGTGATCGACCTCGATAGCCCGACCCTCGCGCCCCTTGGCCAAGCACTCGACACAAAACGGATGCGCGGCGAGGTACGCCTTGCGCGCCTTCTGCCAGGCGTGGCCGTAATAGCGACCCCACGGCCGGTCGCGTAGTCGGTTGCGACCTCGCAAACAGTCCGTGCATTTTTCAGTCGGTGGTCGAATAAGGGATCGTCGACAGATCGGACACGGCCGCGGGAACGCATCAGGCAATCCACCGCACCCGATGATCCTGATCAACCCGCACCAACTTGGCGCGGAGCTCGTGCGCGATCACGCGCGCGACTTCCTGGTCGTGGACAATCACGAACACCCGCGCATCGCCGAGGTGACCCACGACGCCGACCCAATCGACGAACGACTCGCGTAAGAACAACAAGAGCTCGAGCGTCGGCCGTGGCAGCTTGCCCTTGAGTTGGGACGGGAGTGTTAGCGTTCCCAACGTGAGGCACGCGGCCACGGCGTCAAGATCCCAACGGTAGTCGCCGAGGCGCGCGTGTCGGTTGACCCATGTCGTCTTGCCAGCGCCTTGCGGCCCGCACACGACATACCGGCCGCGCGTCATCCGGTCCACCGTCCCTTGATGTTGATCGGTGGTTTGATCTGTTCCAAGATCGTCGACATCGCGCCGAATTGTTCCGGCTCGAACAACGCCCGAAATAACGATTCCCCAACCACTACCTCGAGGTCGTGACGACCGCATTCCTTCGCGCGGTGTTCTACCTTGGCCTTGAATGCAAACACGGCGTCCTGGTCGAGGAGTTGCACGATCGCGGAATCGGGCCAGTGCAAGATGAACCACTGGCGGTCGGGCGCGGGACCACCTGGTCGCCTCACGACGCGCCTCCGTTGTGTCGCTTCTCGCCAATCCATTCGTAGGTGCGAAGATCCGACACCACGAATTCCGGCATCCCAATAAAGACCAAATCTTGGAGGGTGACCTCGTCGCCGTCGACGTCGACAATGACGAACCGCCGGCTCGGCTGGTCGCGTTTTCTCACGAGGCGCCCGATGTCGTTCTCGGTCGGTGTCATCGTTCCCGCCGAATCTCGAACAGGCCGTCGAGCTCAGGTTCCTGTTCCATAAGGAGCCGCGCGTAATATCTGGTGTAGTTGTTGTTGAGTTTCCAGTCGTCGGCGGTCGTTGTTTCAAATCGGGCGTACCACCGGAGGCGTTCCCATAGCGTCCGAATCCCAAACCGTTGCACGCCGGCGCGTCGCACCTGGAGACACAACCGCTTGAGCTCGACATAGACGTGCGGGTTGTCGTGGTGAAACGCTAAGAATTGATTCGCCGGCCGATCGGCCCACTCAAACAAGGGGAGGGTGTCACCGCGGCGAGGCGCGAACACGTGCTCCGACATCACGTCGCCCCGTGTTGATGATGGTTTTTGGGTGTTACGCGAAGGTCGGTGTGACCGAGGACCACGCCGCACCAACACCGCCACTCAATGCGACCGTCAGGGAACGATTGCGGCAAGACCCCGCCACACCGATGATGCCACCAGAACCGGAACCGATCCCGCGCACGTGTCAGCACAAACCAGTTCATGCCGTCACCACGTCACGAATCTCGACGGCGCCGGTGCGGTCGTGGACACACCGATCGACGTAGGTCTGCCGGATCGGGTGGGTGAGCATCCGTTCGCATGTCCAGGTGTCGGGCGGTGCGACCCTCGAGGGCGCGGTTGGCGAGTGGCCGAGACACCCGCACGCGGCCAACGACATCGCGATCACCGTTCGCCTACTCATCGATCCGTCCATGCAAATCCACCCAGTCGGAATGTCGCACCACGACCAGGGCGTCGCCGGTGCGACGACGCGGACGGTTCAAGACCAACACGCCGATCCGATCTCGACCGGCGGCCCCGCAAATCCCCTCGAGCCACTCAAATAACCAGGCGGGGATCACTTTGCGAATCTTTAACTGATAACTAAACATGGGCGTTTGGTAGTCGGCGCCGTGTCGTTCACCGGTCACGGGAATCCGTTCGGTGCCAACGCTCCGCGCGTAGCGACGCTCGGCCGCTTTCCATCCCTTGTCCGGCATTAGTTCTTGGCTCCCACAAACAACGGCCCTTCGATGCGGTCATTCGCCAATCGGATATAGTCGGCGTTGAGTTCAATCCCGACAAACTCCCGTCCAAGCGTTCCGGCCACGAGTCCAGTGGTGCCACTTCCAGCGAAGGGGTCAAGCACGGTATCGCTTTTCTTGGTGCCAGCCTTCACGCACGGTTCGACCAGCGCGGTCGGAAACGTGGCGAAGTGTGCCTCTCTGAAGGGTTGTGGGTTGATTGTCCAAACGGATCTAAGGTTGCGTTCGTCTCCAACGCCCCCCTGACATGTCGGGTTTTGGCCTTTTGCTTGTTTTCTTGCTTTCGCGCTTGGTTTATCAATTACAGTAGTTAAACGGCGCTGTTTGGTAGCAGTGGCACGCTCCCGCACCGCCTCGTCATCGTAGTAATACCGCGCCGACTTGGTGAGCAGGAACAGATACTCATGGCTTTTTGTTGGGCGGTCGGTCACGCTTTCAGGCATCACCGATCCGCTGTAGTCAGGGCAGAACGAGACGCCCTTGGCCCAGATAATATCGGAGCGCAGATACCACCCATCGGCTTGGAGCGCGAACGCGACGCGCCACGGAATACCGACGAGATTTTTAGAAGCTAGGCTCTCCATATTTCGCGGCCCCGACTTAGTACGGGGATCTACCTGAGCCAGCGTGTTACCGCATTGTGCATTAGGGCCATAGGCAGAAGTCATACCACCAGACGATGAATAACTATCCCCCAGATTCAGCCACACGGTGCCATCGTCGCGCAGCACGCGCTTCACCTCGCGGAACACCTCGACCAGCGTCTGCACGTATTCCTCCGGCGTCGGCTCCAATCCGATCTGGCCCTTGACGCCGTAATCCCGCAAGCCCCAGTAGGGCGGCGACGTGATCACGCATTGGATAGATCCCGCGTCCAAAGTTGGCAACACGTCGCGCACATCGCCGCGATAGATCACGTCGCCCCTCGGAGCTCAGGCATACTTCCGCCGTTGCGATTGTCTGGTCGCGCGGCCTTCCTCGAGCTTGGTGCGGCGTGCCGCCAACGTGGGATTCGTGCCGCGACAGAGACACGGCGCGACTTGTGTATGGGTGTGACTCGCCTCGGCAATCTCGCACATCTTTCGACCACACCGATCGCCGGCGCTGCAGGTTTCCTCGCACCAGCCGGTGTCGTCACATTTGTCGCAATGCGGATCAGGCGGCAAGACGACGGCCATCCGCTCGAACACGTCGGCCAAACGATTCCAGTCGACCAGTGCGTTCGGTGGCTTGGCGCGGAGCTCGTCGATACACTTCCGCTTCGCCGCCTGGATACGGGCGACGCGTTCTGGATCAACGGTCACCGGCGACGCGATCAGTCGCGGCTCGTGACGCGCGGCGATGATGCGTTCGGCCTCGAGGCGCCAGTCGGCGGTCGTCGGTGGAAATTTAGAATTAAGAATCAGGTTTTCGGAGGCTTCCTTGACAGCCCACTTGGGCAACGCCTTGACGGCGTGAAAGTAAATCCCGATCACCTTGGCGGTGACCTGGTCACGGTTCCGCGTGGCGATGTGGACGTTCTGGTAATAGCTGGCAAAGTCGGCGCGATCCGCATCGGTCACGACGACCCTCGCCCCGCGATGAAGTCGGCCGCCGCTGATTCGAGGGGTGTTTTCTGTTGCCGCGCACGGTAGGCATTGAGCCGAAAGATAAACGTCCCGAACCGGTGGCCGGTACTTAGGACATACTCGTCATCGGCGGCGATATACCGCTCGACCCAGGTTTCGAGCTCGCCGCGCGTCGCCGTCGAATGCTGCGTGATTAGCCGTTTGGCCAGCGCCGCATCCGCGCGCGAAAATGGCCCGTAGTTGGTTTCGTATCGCTGTTCCCACACGCGATCGAAAATCTCGAGGACGGTTCTCACGGTGATCGGTACGCTCGTCATAGCGTTGTACGTTTTCGGTGTAGTTATTCGTGTACATAGTTAGGCGACTTTTTGCCACTCGTCACAAACGCCCGTTTTGTGACTCAGGTTGGATCGTTCCGCGTGTTGATCGCGCCTACGCCGCACACGCCGCGGCCTGGTGGTCATGTCGCCCGCCGGTGATGGTTACGCCACCACCGACCCACCGAGGACGGGATACGGGCACCTGAACCCGCACGCCGGACTTACACCGGCAAAGTCGCCAACCCCTTCAGTCCTCACTCTTGGCACTTGCAGTCCTGCCGCGACCAGTGGTGGCCGCGCTGCTGGCGTTCGATCTTTGTATCCCGCCCGAACGTCGGCGGCTGTAGAACGCTTTGTTTTGACACGATCGCGAACAGTAGACCTGCGTCGCGTGTCGTAATTCGACGCGGCGCGAACAGACCGCGCACACAATAAATTCCCGCACCCCGTCCATCAGCCGCCCCTCGCGTGTAAAAACTTCCAGAGGGTGAGACATGCCTCGAAGCCTGGCCACAATTCCTCGACCGGCGGCACCGTCACCACCTCGACCTCGAGATCGGCATCGAGATCCTTGGGAAGTCGCACCACGAACGCGCCCTCGGGTTTCCGGTGGCCCATCTCGGTCCACGCGACCTGATACGCGGCCGACTGCAACAAGTCTTTCGTGTAAATCCGTTTGGATGTTTTCCAGTCCAAGACCGTCAAGTGGCCGTTCACGGTCGCGACGAGATCGCACGTGCCGGCATATTGGTGGCGATCGGAATAGAGCACCACCTCGGCTGCGATCGGTGTGAGGTCGGCGCCCTTGGCCCAATCTTCAAAACTCATAAATGCGGTCATCGCCGCTTCGGACAGGGGCTTCGGCGGTTTGGTCGGCCGGCCGAGCTTGTGAAACGCCCACCGTTCGATCGCGTCATGGGCTTCGTCACCGATGCCTCGGGCGCGCGCGGACGTTCGTTTATGGGCCATCGTCCCGAGCTCCGCACGAAGCGATTGCCGGAACGCGGCGTCGTCGAGATGTGGCAAGTTGATCCCGTGTCGATAGAACCTGGCCGCCGTGTCGAGACAATGGTCGCGCTCGAGATTCGTCGCCCATCCGACCAGTGGGCCGGACTTATCGATCACGTTGGTGACATTGGTGACGGACACGTAATCGTGACCGTCGACGTCATACCAGCGCCCGCTTTTTTTACTGACACGGCGCGGCGCCTTCGGGTCGGCGTGATGCAGAGCGGTGACAACTGGCATCTAGTCCCAGGTATCCGGCTCGGCCGTTTGCACCTCGGCCCTGCCTTTGGGTGCGAGGCCGGTGATGTTGACCCACTCGGCGTTGTGATCGATTTGAACCGTGGCTTCTCGGTTCGTGCAGGTTTCCAGATCGAACGCGTCGGCCGCTTCTTGATTTTCAAACGGCGTATCGCGCCACGCCTCGAGGTCGCGTCGCAAGTCGGAGATTCGGCCGTTGGCGGAATCCTTAAACATCGTCCAGTTATAGGTACGCTTGACCTCGAACCGGTCACCGCTGGCGCCGGCCGTGACTTCAAACACGAACACGACTCGACGCGTCCGTTTGGTTTTGCCGTCGTAGGTCGCTTCGCGGTCGTCGCCTGGCTCGACAGATAAACAGACCCCGCGCCAGCGTCCGCGCGGACACTTTTCGCCGCCGGTGCTGGTTCCTGGTGTTCCGTGTTCGTTCGTGGTCAATGGCACGTTTCGCTCCCGTTACTGTGGCACTGGTGACAGATATAAATCGACGGGTCGACCGGCGTGAGTCTGACGATCCGCATCGCGTGGCGGCGCGACCCGCGCATCTGGACGGCATGGCAAAGGTATGAGGGCCAGCAACGCGGACACACCAAGGCCGTCGGCCGGCAGTCGACCGAGACCAGGTGCCACCATTCGCCGACGGGTTCGTTCGACTGTGGTCGGCCGACCCTGTCAGAGTCGTGACGTGGAACGGCAACGAGGGTCGTCATTCGGCCGGCCCCTCAATCCATCGGATCACGTCGTCGCGGAACCACCGCAAGGGGCCGTTCGGCTTCGCGCGTTTAATGGGAATGGGGATCGCCGTCCGGCCGCCGTTGACGCTCTCCAGGGATTCGATGTTTGACGATCTGACGATGTCGTAGATAAATCGCGGTTCGACGTCGAGTAGTCGCGCCAAGTCCGGCGCGCTCACGAGTGGTTTGAGCTTCTTGGCTTGTGCGAGGACCGAATGGGCGGCGGGGCGTCCTCGTCTCGTTGCCATAGCGTGCCATTCTAGGCATGAGACGGATGGCCGTCAAGCAGTTATACCTGCAGGATGTCCAAGTTATTGGCATTCGTTAGGTCTTGTGCGACAGTCTTACAGTTTGTTCTGGATTTTTCTTGCATTTTCCTGCTATTGTTCGTCCATGGCGCATCGAATATTGGTCTGGCACGTGGGTGACGTCGTTCAGAAATGTCGGCAAGCCTGGAAATTGAGCCGCGTCGAACTGGCGAGGCGCTCTGGAATTCACGCGGACACGATCTATCGCTTGGAGACAGGCAAGGATTACAAGATGGAGACCCTTCGCAAGCTGGCGACGGTGTTCGGCACGACGGCCGAACGACTGCAACGCGACGTCCCACTTGTCACAGACCTCGAACAAGCTCTTAAAACTTTTGCCGATGCGGATGTCGCACCGGCGGTGGAAAATGAACCAACACGGCGCGCCAGTTAATCGGCGGACGCGTACACGGCGGAGAACGTATTTGGTCTAACGGCGAACACTAGTTCAGATTCACACTCGGCGTGCAGGGCAGGAGCGTAGGTTATGGCTGCACCGGATCGGGATTATCCTCGGTGGAATTTCGGACACCTGTGCCGAAAACTTCGACAATCGCTAGGGTGGACGATCAAGGCCACCGCCACGCGTACCGGCCTCACCCGTCACGACATCCTTGCTCTCGAAACAGATCAACCCGCGACCGTCAAAGTGCAACTGCGGCGGGTACGCGCACTCGAACGCGCGTTCGAGGTTGATCTGTTAACGTCCGAGCAGTTGGCACAGTTCGGGATAGAGCGCCAGTTCCCGACACGGGATCAGAGGACTGCATCTTCACATCAGACTACGGCGGTTCAAGACACGCTGGCGGGACTCATTCACCCGTCGATTCACGACACGCTGGAGGAACTCCCCTCCCAAGACCGTGTGACACCGTCGTCGACGCTTCGTGAAAGATCGGCCACTGTTCTCGCGTTCACGTGTCCGTCGACCGGCCTCCACCAGAATTCCATGTTTTGGAGCCATCAGGGTGTTCTCCTCGATGTCAAAGAACAGTCGCCCCTCTATCGCTTGGTTCCGATCGAATACTTGCGACAGTTTATCGGTCTTCAAATTCCACTCCAACACTGGTGGCTGGAGAGCGCGCAAGACAGAATCCGAAACGGGACCGTGCCGTTCTTAGTCGGGCAGTTCATCTGCCGTCAGATCGACTCTGCGCGGGATTGGTTGCCACAGTCGCCACTCCTCAACCGGTTAGATAAGTCCTTTAACGCATTCCTCAGTCGAGGAGACTGCCCGCGGGCAAAACTGCTCCTGTCAGTTCGGCCAGTCGCCGTCGGAACTGTTCTCACGCACTATCATCGAATGATCAAAGACGCGGCGAAGAACCGGCCGACGCGACCGTTTACATATCGATCGCCGAGCTCCATGGATCGCGGGCAGTTCGTCACGCGTGTCGTGACCGCGCATCGGATATCGTCGACCGTGATCGAAACACGCACGCGTATCTTGACGTCGCCCTACGAACCCGAGGTTGATCTAGAGTTGGAGCCGGCGTCTGTCGCCGACCAGTTTGGCGCGCGGTCTATGCTCAAAGGGAGCCTGTCGCTTCCGTTCCGCATGCGGGCGAAGAAAGTCAAGAAGGGTGCCTAACCCGCGCCTGGTTTGCCATTTGGCGTGTAAAAACTCTGCCATTTGGCGTGTAAAACCGAAATCTTTATGTGATTTAATTCGAGATATGCAAAAACACTCAGCAAAACGGCCAGAACGACGAGGCCGAAAACACCGACCCCCTGACCCCCAGTCAGGTGCGCTACCAAGCTGCGCCACATCCCGAACCTTCGTAGACTCTATCACTTACGAGGTCTTAATACGAACAAACGCCACTTTACCTGTAGATTTACCACTTTATTTGTATTCTATCGGGTATGATATCCAAACACATGCGAACAGCTACGAACGCCTCGCGGGTCATTTGGCGTGTAAAAACTCTGCCATTTGGCGTGTAAAAAAAGGGAGCGCCTAATGAACAATAAAGAAGTCGAACGAATGAAACCCACCGGCAAGATCAACCGCTTCGCCATTAGCGATGGCTTGTGTTTGCACGTATCGCCCGACGCAACCAAGAAGAGATTCGTTTATCGGTATCGGCGGCCAGGCCAGCGGAAGATGTCCGAAATACCGATCGGCCTGTTCCACCCGACCACGTTTACCCTCGACGACGCGCGCGCCGCGGTGGCCAAGCACAAGGCGACCCTCGCCGCCGGCGGTGACCCGACACCCCGCACCAAGTCCAAGACACGGCGCCGCACCGCACCACCACCACCACCACCGACGGGCCACACGAAAGAGATGACCGTCGGCCAACTCTGCGATCGGTTCCTGCGCGACCTCGAACCGAACTGGAAACCGAAAACGCTCGAAGGACACCGCCTCAACGTCAAGAACTACATCGCGCCGACGTGGCGCGACTGGCCCGTTTCACAGTTGACCTACGGGGTGGTATTTCGTGAGCTCAAACTCCTGGCCGCGCGTAAAAACGCCACCGCGCGCTACGTTTACAAAACACTCTCGGCGGTGTTCAGTTACGGCCTCATCCTTGCGGACAGCGAACCGAGCCTCGACCGTTTGGGCCGGCACCCGCTCACCGGTGGCAAGGACAAACCAGGCCGCAAGGCTAAAGGCCGGACGCGCACCTTCAACAACGCATCGCTCCAGAAGTTGGTGCCGGCGCTCCAGACCTACGGCGTGAAACAGCAAGGCGTCGAGAATCGCCACCACGCCGAACAACGGGCCGTCGCCCACTTGCTGCATCTGATGTTGCTGACGGGCCAGCGGAAGGGCGAAGTTCGCCAGATGGCCTGGGACGATATCGCCATCGGTGACGACGACACCTTAATCTGGACGATTCCTGGCGACATCACCAAGAACGGCGACGAGCACGAAGTGCCGATCACAGCTTACGTGACAACGATCCTCGAGGAACGCGGCCTCACCGACATCGCCGCACGCCAGCATCGCCGATGGGTGTTCCCGTGTCGCACCGAGGACGGCCCACTGAAAGATCCGAAACGCGCCATCGCCACGTTCTTCCAGGCCGCTACCCTCACCCACGGCCAAGCGGTCAAAAACGGGATCACGCCGCACGACCTACGCCGCACGGTGTCGGCCTGGCTCAAGTCGCTAGGGTTCACCGTCGAAGATCGCGGCCGACTCCTGAACCACGCCGGCATGGCACGACGCGAGGCGGTGGTAGAACAACACTACGCCGACCACGCCACGCCCGAACATGCGGCCGCCGAGCTCCACATCAAGCGAACGATGCTCGAACGCTGGAACGATCATCTTTACGGGACAATCCTTGGCGACGAGATAACGGTGCGACGCGCCAAACGGGCCTCATAGGGCAATTCCTCACCGATCCGGCTTGCGAGGATGCCCTGTACGGCCCGACCGTGGCGGCCGGCATAGGCCAGCACCCCAGGAATTTCGGACGCCGTAACTCGCTACAACGATCCCAACCAGAGGCCGATCGCCGTGCCGCACCCCGCGCCGGCGCTATAGGCAAACATCGCACCCCGCCCCGTCGCCTTGCTGGCACTTCGCGCGTTTAGCCACCAGACACAACTCAACACGGCCGCAACCAGGATCGCCGAGACCCGACCATCAGCCAGGAGCTTCGTGTTCCAACTGACCAAGGCGACGATCGCCAACCCGCGCGCGAAGATATCGGCCAGGCCGATCATGGCTTCGTGGCCGGCGTGGTAAACCGCCGCACGACAAACGCCACGATTACCACGACGGTCGAAATCGTCGTCGCCAGGGCTTCGGGTTCGAGCTCGAGGCCGTATGCACCAACGAGGGCCGCAACGACCGACGCCGCCGCGGCATACATCACCGGCTCATCCTTGGGGCTTTTGGGTTTCATGGCCATTTTTACCACCTTGACAATGTGCCGCCGCGTGTCCTTATCGAACCGCGTGCGGTGTTTGAGAAATTCGCCAACGCCTTTACCAATCGCCCAGGACGCGAGCGTGCTTTTCAAGCCCATTAGTTCTCGTCCAGTTTGTGATGGCGCCAGATCAAAAACGCCCACGCGGCCACCTTGCAAATGTCGGTGATGTCATTGCCACGTCGGCCAGGCGACAAGAACCGCTGAACCTTGTAGACAATCTCGCCGCACGCGTGCGCGTGGGTGTCGTTCGTCATGGCTTGCACCGCTCGATAAAGGGTGTTCTCACCGTCGGGTCCGTTGCTCGAGTAATTTTTATCCTGGGCGCCGTTATTCAGTAACGCCGACACGTCGGCCATAAACTGATCAAAGGTCGGATCTGCTGCCCGTTGTTCTTCGAGGTTGACTTCTTTCATCTTACCCATGCGCTTTCTCGTCGTCGGCGGTGTGTCCGTTTCCGTTTTTGGTATTCGTCATAGAAGGATTTCGGTCTCTGAAAGTAGGGCGACGACTGCGAGTGGTGGACGGTGTGCGACTGGCACATCGCGGCATCGCCAGGGGCCACTCGACAGTCGCCGCGATTAGGTATCAGGCCATCGATCCTCGCGCATCATTCTCGCGAGGCGTTTCGCGCGGGTCGGCGTTTGCTCACGCGCCCACACCGACCGCACCATCTCATCCGCGGCCTCGTCGAAATCTTTGGCCGCAATCTTCGCGCGTGTTTTCTTAAACTTCGAGAACCCCTTGGCCCCTAACTGGAAAATCATGTCGAGAACGACCGCTTGCCGCACCTCGCTCAAACCGCCGAACCATTCATGCTTTTCGGCGGCCACCCGCACGCGTCGCAAGTCGTTCCGCATCAGCATGTCGGCCTCGTCACGTGTCACGCCATGCTCGAGGTTTCGACCATAGCCAATCGTCAACACTCCTAGGGTGTCCTTGTAGGGTTTGAGCCGACACCCCTCATGGCGGGCGATGAGCTCAGACGCCGAACGGGCGCGCACTCAACCCGCCCTTTTTGTGGCGATCAGGTTTTCGAGATGAACGACCAGGTCGATCACCTTCCGAACCGTCGAATCGATTTCCTCGTCGTCAAGGAGCTCGCGCGCCGTTGCCGTTTCCGCAACACCCACGAAACTCTTGATCATGTAGACGGCCGCATCTTGCTTATGTTTCCCCTTGGTGGCGATGAATTTTTCAACCCACGAAATCGCCTCGAGCACCCACGGGATAATCTTGATTCCTAATCCAATCCATCCAGTCATTACCGCCCCCCTAGAAAATACGACACCGCGCCGCTCACGATGGCGGCAATCCCGCCGCCCCACCGTGATGACACGTTGCGCGCGGTCGCCACGTCACGCGAATCACGATCCTCGAGGACGGCCACCCGTGTCTCGGTGTCGCGTAGCCGACCGTTAATTTGGTCGAGGCGTTCCACGATCCGATCCGCGTGCCGATCTAGACTTCGTTCGAGAGCCGTCGATCGAGCGTTAAATTCTTCCCGCGTAAATTCCGACATCGTTCTACTCGTTACGATATAAATATTGCCTCGACCAGCAACATCAAACCCAACATCACGATCGCCCAGGTAAAGCCCCATAGCGCGATCACATACAGCACCACTCTCACAATTTCGCCTTGATCGCGTCGAGCACTTCCGCTTCGACATCCTCGCTGGCAACGGTGGACAAGACCTCGACGATTGCGGCCGACACGTGATCGCGACTTAACATCTCAGACGCCATCGCGACCTTGTCCGCTTCACGTGCCGCTTCGCCTTGTGCTTCGGTCACGGCATCAAGTTCGGCTTGTGTCGGCTTGTCTCCATAGCTGACATCTGGCGGCGTCCATTCGTCGATGTACGGCCCGTCGCCGAGATCAATTAGCATGTAAATGTTCGGGACGGACGGATCGCACCCTCGTCCGATAATCACGCTGTCGACGGTATGCTTGAAACTGTGTGGCATAAGAATTCCTCACGTATGAAGATAGATGACACGCAAGCTGGCGTTCTGTAGCGCCGCGGTCACGTTCACAGTGCTGCCTCGCGTCTGGTACGCAAACAGTTGAATGGTCTCTCCGGTCGAAAGGAATTCGATCGTTCCCGCTGGCCCCGAGGTATACCCGCCGCCGGAATCGAAGGACGAGGTACCCCCTACCCAATCGCCATTCTTCCAGACACCGACCGCGCCGACCTGCCCGTTGTAGTTGTCGATGAACGCATGCCCCATCGCGCTGTACCACCCATCTTGTGGAGCGGTAAAACAGTTAGAGGCATGTGCGCTCGCCGTATCCGTGACCACAGAATCGAGAAGGATCTTTGTCCACACGCCAGTCGGGACTCCCTGAGCAACGGAGAGAGTCGTCTTGTAAGCGATCGTGATTTTCTCGTCCAAAATCCACCAGTTCACGCCATCGCAGATGATCGTGATGTAGTCGAATTGTGAATACAGCGTCCGAGTTGTTGTCCCGTTGATGGTTTCCGATCCGTTTGCATCGACGACAAGGGGATACGCGTCACCCGTTTCTTTGATAACGGTGATGCGCTTTCCCGCATTGCCCGATGCGGCGTAGAGGTCGAAAGTAAACCCCGCACCGGCCGAGGTCATGTGGGCCTTGATGAGACAGTTGTCGCCGCAATCTGCGACCGTCGCGGTATAGGCTGCAGTTTTTTGTAGAACTGTTGTCGGATATCCGAACCGCCATGCGACATCCGTGCCGTCGGTATGCAGAACCGAGTTCGCATCCCCCACCGCCAACCGTGTGCCGGTAACCGTTCCGCTGCTGCCGTATAACAGATCCCCGCGTGTCGTTAAGGGTGACAGCGACGCAAACGTCGGCGCCAAGGTCAACGGGCGCCAGTTGGCGCCGTCATACACCAGCGAGTAGGTCTTGTATGCCTCGTCGAGTGTTACGTCCGACCCGATTTCGAGATTATCCGCGCCGCCGGTGCCGGCCTTGATCACCACCGTCCTCGCCGCCGACTCGACCCGCAGATGCAAAATAAAACCCGCGGCGACATTTGTGCCGGCCGTAATGGTGTCGAGGTCATCACTCGCCGCGTCGCCCTCGGTGTCGACCTTGTGATAATTCGCGGTCACCGTGATCACACCAGAGGCGATCGTTAATTCGGTCGCGTCGACAAACTCCATCGCGCCGCTGTTATTGACCGACGTTTTTAGCAGCGCGCTATTCCCCGAGGCGCCGACGTTTTCGTTCCAGATCGCCGACGTAATGGTGTCGCCCGTCGACCTGTCAGACGGTACTGTCCATCCCATAAGTCACCACCCCAACACGGTTGTGGAACCGAGGCTCGACCGGCCAGCAGTCCCCAGGCGCCAATAACTAGTTAATGCGGCCGGCGCGAGTCCAAACTTGCACCGCGTAAAATTGCCGCGTTCGATTGAAAGCTCGATCGATTGGATAATCATGTCGAGGCTCGACGCGCCGATGGCCGTTTCGGTCACTTCGATGAGGTCGCCAGGATTGCGCGCGCACGCCTGGAGGAGAAGGTCGTCGCTATCCGACGCGACGAAATCAATGGCCTCGAGCATCGCGGCGACCGGTTGGTTCCACCGTTCCTCGACGGTGGTCGCGTAGCCCTGGGCGTTGTCGGTGTTCGACATATACACCGCGTCGATCACCACCGACTTGTCGCCATAGGGTTGCGTCGACACTTCCGAGAAGGTCAACGGCGATCGTTGGTAGACACCTTTGCCTCGGATTTGCAGGAGCGGCACGCCGCCGCTCGTCACCAGATAGACCGTCGCCGAGCCGTTGTTCGTGATCGCCAGTTGCGCGGTCGACGCGTAAGCGGTGCAGACGATCGCCAGGTCCGACGACACGTCAGCACCGGCCCCAGATTCGTTGGGTCGACCTCCATAATCCGTGTTCGCCACCAGGGTCGTCACCACATCCAACGCGCCGATCAAGGTGCGGGATTCGTCAGGGTCGCGGTACTCGACCGACAGGGTAAGCGTCTTGCCGGCCTCGACCGAGAGCACCGTGCCGACCGTCGAATAGACGACCGTCGTCGCAGAGGCGTCCACGAATCGAGGATTCACCACGACCTCCACGCGGTTCACGAGCTCGTCGACACTAGCGTTCGCGGTTTGGCCGTGGTGGAGATTATCGAAATGGAACGCGGGCGTGCCGGTGCCGCGCGTGTCGCGCGATTGCAAGACCAGCGTCCCATCGCCCCGCATGAAGATCGCGGCAAAACTCGACACGGCGATACTCTGGACGACACTCATCGCCGACGCGCCCGCGCCGAGCTCGTCGAGAGCATAGGGAAAGGTCTCGGCGCCAGGCGAGGCGAAGTCCCGCGCCAACGGTTGGGCGGCACTCGGCAACGCATCGCACACCGCCGTCAGTAGTTCGGATTCTGTCTTGTCGGTTTGGATGGCGATTTCTCGAACGGTGGCCTCGGCGAGCTCGCGCATCCCGTCATAGCTCACCACCCGCACCAACGGCGCGTGATATTGCCCAGGGTCAGGATTGGCGACGCGGAGCTTGCCGCGATGCCGGACATATCCGATCCGCGCGGTGATGGTGCCACTCGCCGGCGTCGACGGGGTGCCTGGCACCGCATAGGTGAACGTGGCCGCGCCCGTCTTGGTGATTTGGAAGATCCCGTTGTATGAACCTTCACCCGCGCCGGCAATCTCAATCCAGTCGCCGGTGCTATAGCCGTGACTCGAGGACGTGGTCACGGTCGCCGTCGAACTACTGCGCGTAATCGACGAGACCGCTTGGGCCGCATCCGACGTACGGAACATCGTGACCCGAATGCCGGCCCCGAATGACCAGCCGGACAAGACGTCGGCGTGATTGAAGGAATACTTGCGACCGCTAACGGTGAAGGTGCATTCGCCAGTACTGGCGGTGGCGTCGAGCGGCTTGTCGCCGTTGATGCCAAACCGAATAAACAAACCGTCGGCCGCGACACAATCGTCGGTGATGTCAGTCCAGACGTCGGTGCTGGTTTCGACCTCGACTTTGACCTCGGCGGCGGCGCCCATCGTTAACGCACCATCGCCAGCGAATCGGACACAACTAATCCGAGGGCGCGTGGTTGGTCGCGCAGAAGTCGTTCGATCGACGCCAACCGGCGATCCATTTGGGCGACGCCTCGAGTGTCGCCTGGAAACGCCGACCCCTCGGGAACGACCGCCTCGCGACCATGCAGCATCACGGGCGTGCCGGCACCGAAATCGCGGAACCCGTGCGTCCCGCCTTGGAACCCCATCATATTGACGGTTTGCGGATCGAAACTAAAATTGGGAATGTCGTAATCGAACATCACGCGCACCTGGGCGTCGGGAATGTTCAGAATTTCGCCGACCAACTTCTCGGTCGCCGTGAGCGCCGAGTGTCGCGGCCCCGCGATCCGATCGATAAGCTCGTCGAGTTTGGTTAACAGGGCGTCAAACTTTTCGGTAATCGGTAACGCGAATTGCACCTGGCTCAAGTCGGTAAACTTGTTGCCGTTCTCGTCGGTCAGCTTGCCGGCCTCGATCATTTTCTCGACAATCGGTTGCAGGTTTTGCGGGATCTTCTTGCCGGCTTTCAGGGCGTCGGTGACCAACGCTTGCACCTCGTCGCCCATGCCCGCGATCACCGCCTGGACATTCGCGCCGCCGTGGATAAGGATTTCCCAATCATTGGCCAACACTTCGGCCGCGCGATGGAGGCGTTGTATATCAAACGCCGGCCCCAAATCCGACAACGCGATCCCGTACTTCTCGGCCGCTTTTTTCATGCCGTCGAAGTCGATGTGCGCGTCCGTGGCGGCTTGGAGTAACGCCTCGGATTGGGCCTCGGTCAACATCTTGGCGTTGCGGAGGGCTTGCAAATACGGCTCGAGGTGTTCGGGCATGATCTGGCCCGTCCGGCGACCTTGCTCGGCCAAGTCGGCCAAACTTTCTGTCGCCTTGAACGCCAACCGTCGCATCTCGCGCACTTTATCTGCGGCCGCTTTTGCCGCGGCCGCTTCTTTGGCTTCCCGTTCCTTTTGTTCTTTGGACTTGCGACCAAACAACCCACCAATCCAACTCCCGAGCTTTGACACGCCTTTCATCGCTAGGCCGACGCCCATGTTCACCAACGACGAGAGACCACCCGAGAGAATCGACCCGATCCCTTCGGATAACCCCTTTCCGATGTTCCCCATGAGGCCACTGAACCCTTGGCCACCGCTCATCCCCGCCCACATATCTTTGATGCCGGTCTTGAACGACCCGAACAGGTTGGACGCGGCGCCCTTGGCTTTCTTGAAGGAGTTCGCCATCAGGCCCGTTTTGCCCTCGACGCCTTTCGCCAACGCCATAAACCGTGGCAACACGTCGCGGTTCAAATTATGAAAGGCGACATACGCTTGAAACAGTTCATCGTTCAACCCACCAGGGCCAAGCGCCTCGATCACCTTTACGATCCGTGGGCCGATGATTTTAAGATTTCGCGACGCCGACCGTTCGGCCTCGCTGAGTTCGTTCCAGATGGCGGTGATTTCTTTCAGTTCGGCGCGTGCCGGCACGCCGCGCATCTCGTCTACGGCATCCTTGACCCGTTTATTAAATTCGACCAGAGCTTCGGCCGCCTCGTCGACTTCGTCGGTCAACGACGGCAACGCGTTCGGCATCACCAGACCCTTGACGTTGCCAGTGAGATCGTCGACCCCCTCGGCCGCCTCTTGTATTTCCGGTGCGAGTTTTTCAAAGTGCAATTGTGAGAGTTTCAACTGCGGAACGAGGTCGCCGCTGATATCGTCGGCCGCTTTTTTTACATTCAGACCAAACACCCCACCAATCCATCGACCCGCATTCATTAACTGTTTTCGGAACGTCCAGATGGCCGCGCCGGCCGCCACGAGAGCCGCGATCCATCCCCACACTGGCGCCGTGATCCCAAGGAATGTCGCGCCGAGCACTTTTGCGACGACACCGATCGCCGCGATTTTCGACGCGAGGACGATCGTGAGGGCTTTTAGAAACAGGAAACCGCGCCCGATTCTGCCCACTCCGACGGTCAACACGCCGAACAGGCTCACCAAACCGGTAATGGCCAAACCGGCCTGGCCCAACAAAACAATGACCGGCCCTATTACCGCGGCCAAGGCGATCCATTTGAGGATGTTTTTCTGTTGTTCGGGTGTCAGGTCGGCGAACGCTTGCACCATCTCCCGCACCGCCGGCAGGATGTCCTCTTTCACAATCTGCATCAGATCATCAAAGGCCGGCTGGAGCTCGTCGCCGATCACCAGGGCGGCCTCGGTCAGATTGTTGGCGAAGACTTTGAGCTTGGACGCCGTGGTTCTAAACCGGAGCTCGGCCTCTTTATTGAGGGCGATGTTTTCTTGCCACGCACCGCGCGCGTTCTCAAGCGTTTCCTTGACCTTGTCGCCCGCACCGGCCAAATTCTTCAGGCTCATACCCGTCCGCATCGCGTCGAGCCCTAAACGGTCGAGCGTAAAGATCGCCTGTTCCCCTTGAACGCCGAGTCCTTGAATAAACGTCGCGAACGCCATGGCCGCATCATCGCGGAAGGCGGTTTGAAACTCGTCGGCCGCCATGCCGGCGGTGGCCGCAAACACCTCGAGCTTGTCGCCGCCACTAATCACCGCTTCTTGCATCGTCGCGATGGCTTTCGACATCGCCGTTCCACCGGCTTCGGCCTTCACGCCAACATCGGCCAACGCAGCACCAATGGCCAGGAAGTCAGCCTGGCTCATCTTGGCCAGCGTGGCGGCCCCTGCAAGTCGCACACCAAACTCGGCGACCTCGGCTTCGTTCGTGGCGAAGTTATTGCCCAAACTGACAACCGTCGAACCAAGGCGATCGAAATCCCTGGCGTTCATTTGAGTGATATTCGCGATCTTGGCGAGGGCTTGCGCGGCCTCACTGGCCGAGAGATTGGTGGTCACGCCGAGCTTGGCCATGACTTCCGTAAACTCGAGAATGTTTTCGGACTGGATGCCGAGTTGGCCCGCGTTCTCGGCCACCAAGGCCAACTCGTTCGCGGTGATGGGCATCTCGGTCGCCATCTGCCGCAACCCCGCCTCGAGCTCATGGCCGACGGCGGTCATCTCGCCGAATTCGTCGGTGGCATCGCCGACGGTTTTTAGTACGCCAGCGAACGCCGACTCGAAATCGATCGAGACTTTCCCCACGGCCGCGGCCATGCCAAGCACGGGCAACGTGATGCTGGCCGTCATCGCCTTGCCGCTGTCGCTCATTCTACGGAACGTACGTTTTTGTTTTTTGGACCACTTCTCGAGGTTCTTGCCGGCTTGCACCAACGCAGGACTAAATGTGTCGCGCAGTTTTAACGCGGCGAACAACGTCCCAACCGACTGCGCCATTAGTTGCGCCCCTCGAGATCGTCCTGCTTGAGTCGGTACACGTTATCGATCACCATATCCATCACCGGCGACTCGTCGAGCTTTTTGATGTCGCCATTCGCCTGTTGATACGATCGGAACGCCTCGGCATAACTCCGCAACTCTAAAATCTGAAGCGCCGTGTCGTGCGGATCGTCGAGCCACAACCGTTCGGCCACGTGCGGCAAACAGTGAAATTCTTCGGCGATCCGACTGATGACCCATACGCGTTCGATCTTCCCGTCGCCGGCGCCACCGGTGAGATACCGATGAAACGCCGTTAACCGTTTTTTCTTTTCTTGGCCTGGGCTTTCTTGTCGTCGGCCGTGACCGCCACGTTCGACAATGTCAAGATTTCCCGCACCAAGAAGGTGCTCGTTTCCCCTTCGAGATCGGCCAGCGTGTCGGGCGTGACTGGTTCCTTCGCCGACCAACTCACCACCCCATCGATCAAGACTTGATCCGTGTCAAACCCCGCCGACGGATCTTTTGCTTCGGCTTGTTCCTCGACCGCCTTTTCGCCACCCATCTGCTGGATCTGTTCCAGCATCTTGGCGCCGCCCATCGATTGCACCATCGTGGCCGCTTTTTGGAGGGTGGCTTGTTGACACCGTTCCTTGGCGCGACCGCTCAGGGCGCGGATGGTGACCTTGTAACTTGGCGTGCTCGGCGTGTCGACCGTCGCCGTAATTCGTGACGCGAACATAGATCCATCTCCTTGGAAGGACGGCGGCCGAGGCCACAACGGGCGAACGACCGCCGTCGAGTAAAGAAAATTAGGTGGCTTCGGTAACCGCGCCGGTGGGCGTGAGCGTCACTTCGTAGGCCGTGAGCTCGCCGCGTGTCGCCGTGCGGGTGTAACTGGTGATCACCGCTTCGACGGCGGTGGTGTTCGAGCCGCCCCAGGTGATCGTGACCGTCCGCGTTGATCCGGTATCCGATGGCCCGCTTGCGATATCGTTGAAGATAATGTCAGGCCCAGTCGTGGCGGTGTTGTCAAACAGCCCGCCAAACACCAACGGCTCCATGCGACGCATCCCCGTCGAGAGTTGTTCCTGCCAGGCATCACCGAAGGCGGTGGTCTCTTGGAGGACGGCTTCGATCGACACAGCATTGATCGAGGTGATGTAATTGGTCATGGTGACCGGCGTGCCGCTTGAATTGTCGACGGCCACGACGATCGAATTGCTGCCATACATAGCCATAATCTTTGTCCCTTCTACGTTGTTGATCGCGGGGCGCTAGAGGCCAACGTATGGCGAAGAGGCGCGGTCGGACGCGAGTGTGTGATCGATGGGGCCGCCACCCGTGACGGCCATTTTTCTAGTTTTCGTCGCACGCCAATCGTTAATCGCAACAACGTGCGCGCGTTCGCTTCGGTGTCCTTGTCGGTGGCCTCGTACAGCCGCAACCGCGCAAACCGTTCGAGCTCGCGCGCCGCGTGTTGATAGCGAGTGACATCGACACATTCCATCCGTTAGCCCCGAGCAAAGCCCACGACCATCGTAAAATCTGGCGACGTCCCGCCGATCGTGTATGTCGCTTTCAGGTACTGATTGACGGTGCCGGACACGGTCTTGCGTTCGGCCGTGCGGCCCGTGGCCTGGGTGAACGTCATTAGATCGGCGTACGTGATGTTGTCGGCGCTGTCCTGAATCTTGACGTCGGCCGTCGGACTGGTGCCGGTCACGGTGGTCACTTGCAACGTGCCAGCACCGCCACTGGCCGTGCTTGCGTCATTGTTTTGAGCCGACCCTGTGCCTGTCGCTGTGACAGAGGCCAACGGCAGCAGTACCACGCCTTCGTCCTTCGTGCCGCTCACCGTATAGGTGCCGTTCGCTTTGGTCAGTTCGCCGCGTGTCGGGCTTCGCGTATAGGTGCCGGCAAAGACGCCTTCGTGGCTTGTCATACCGTTGCCAAGTGTGCCGCCCTCGTACGTATAACTCACCACCTTGGAGGTTTGTTCTGACTCCGACAACGCCGCATCAATCGACGCGGTGCCGTCGTTGTAGAATCCCTCGGCGGTGAGTTCGGCCGTCAGGTTGCCCGTCGATGTCTGTTCCTGCCAGGCATCGCCGAGGCCAGTGGTTTCCTCGAGGGTGGCGGTGCTCACGTCCGAGAGTGACGTGCTCACGCCGGTGACGTCGTACCCGTTAATGATCAAGAACGCCACTGAATTTGATCCATATTTCGCCATCGCTACTCCTCATCTTCGTCGTCGGTGTCATCGGCCGCGTCGTCGGTGTCTGGATTGACTGCCGGCTCGACGCGCGCCGGTGCGACCTCGGCCGCCGCCGTATTCACTGGAACAATTACGCCCTGCTCAATAAGCCACCCGAGTGACTCACTCGGCACGGCGTTGCACGTGTCACCCGTCGCCGCCAACACGTGGCCGTCGGCGTCTGTTAAATCGGTCGTGGTCCGATAGTCCTGTCCGTTCATCTGTTCCCCTTCGGATCTTTACCCGCCGAGAAGTCGAACCCGCACCGGCCGCACACCTCATGCGCGTGATTACCAAAACCGGCCGACTCGATGCGCGTGTCGGGCGACGCGTTGCATTTCGGACACGGCGTCGGATCGGGTGTGTCGGCGATAAGTGTCGTCATACGATGCTAAGTGCCTTGGCGATCCGTCGCACCATCCGGCCGCGGTTCTTATACACAACATCGGCGAGGAATCGCCGTTGCCCGTGCGAGTGCTTAAAATGTTTCTGATGTTGCACGACGGCATACTTCGCCGTTTCGGGCGTCGTGCCAAACCCGAACGGCACGATCAGATCGTCCCCTCGTCGGTAGGGCAATTCGATCTCGGCCGAGTCGCGCAAACTCCCGCCACCGAACATCGGGTCGACCGGTGTCTTGCGGAACGCCAGCATCATCTGGCGCTTCCCTTCTTGATAGAGGGCCGCCTTGGCCTTCTCTGGTGTCAACCGCGCAATCCGCTCGAGCTCCGCGCGGAGCTTGCGGGTGCCTTTCATGTTGATGATGAGTGGCGATCGGAAGGTGATGGGCTCGGCCATTAGTCCTCGCTCACCGTCACGGTAAATTCGGCGACCAGATGTTTCGTCGCGACGCCGTTGACGTCCAGATCGGGAAAGGAATTCGAGCCGTCATGCGTGATCAACAGCGCGGTGAAATTGGTCATTGACGGCGTCTGAAACGTCAACAACTCGACGGCCTTGCTCACGATCCGCTCGGCCTGTTGGTTGCCCTCGTATTGACTCCACACGTGAACGTCGAGCGCCATCTGATAAAAGATTTGGCCGAACGTGCCGGCCGTGTCATTTTCTCGAAGCTCATAGGCCACATATGGGAACGCGGTATCTTGCGGTACGTCTTGAAAGACGCCGCCCGTCGCCAGACTGGTCATCGCCGCCACGTTCAGCAATCCGTAGATGGCTTCGCTGCCAGGTTCGAGCGCCGACCGCGGCATTAGACCCGCTCCCCACAATCCATCTGGACTGTTTGGGATAACCGTAACGGCCGCACGCCGTTAATCTGCAGCGTCTTGGCCGCCGTCGCACTTGACCAACTCGGCGTCCATTGGATGCGATGTTTCGGTGTCACGTCCGACCGGTATCGAATGGTCACGACGTAGTTGGTTTCCGAGGACACCGCGCGCGCTTGAATCGCTTCGCGCGTCGTTGCCGATCGCACGTGCGCCCACACGGTCGCCAGAGTTCCCCAACTTGACGCGCGCCCGCCCTGGTTGTCGCTCGTGATCGTGTTTTCTTGAATGACGACCCGCTCGGACAGTTCGCTTGGCTGAAGTAAGTCGTCAGCCATCAGGCGATCCCCGCGGCGTTCCGGTAGGCCGCAATATGGCCAGAGTAAGAGTTCGAGACCGCGTCGGTGCTCGTATACGGATCGGCGTGCTCGAACCAATGTGTCAATAACTGGTAACACGCCAAACGCAACGGCGAGGGAACGTCCGATCCGGCGGTGCCGTACCCCGCCACGAACCGAATGATTCCCGAATTAAACGCGCGCAGATCAGACGGCCAGTCGTCGTCGTTGTTGAGGGCCACGCGGCTTTGGATAACGTCGACCAGATACTTGCTCGAGGCCAACGTCGCCGCGGCGTCATCCTCGTCGTAACTGATGACATGGGTGACACTCACCAACGGCACCCGCGCAACGGTGATACTGCGCTCGGTCGGAAACGTATCAAACCAATAATCCCAGGTCGTGTTGACTAAGGATTGGCCGGTGTCGTTCTCGACCCGTTGGCGCGCGGTCTTGATGAGCTCGGTGATCAACGTGTCCTGGTCGGAATTGTCGATACGCAAAAATGACTTGGCCTCAGACAACGCCAATGGCTCGGCCGCTGGCGCCGTGACTTCGGTGATCCCCTTGCGTATGTCATACCAACTAGCCACGCTTTACCCCTCGTCGCTTGCGCGACCGTGCGCGAGATCGTGTCGCCGTTTCGGGCGGTGCCGTCGTGGCCGCTTCCACCCCGCGATCGAGCTTGTCGATGTCCACGTGTTCCGCTTGACCGGTATCGATCAACCGCAACGCGAACACCGTGTCGCACTCGATCACCTGGCCAGGCTTGGCCGAGACCGAACCGGCGATGGACGTCAAGACACGGATCTTCGTTTTTGATTGCGTCATAACTGCGAGATGATGGCGTAGACCCACGCGGAGCCTACGCCACCATGACCGCGTCATCCGTTAGGCTTGCTGTCCGACCTGGCTCGCTTCGGTGTTGGTCAATGTCGAGTCCGTTCGAAACGTTCCGATGAACCCGTCTTGACCCGTCGCCGCGTAGAGCTCGACCAGCCGTTGCATTTCGACGCCTTGCCGATCGCCAATCCAGAAGAACGAGAAGTCGGCAAACACGACACTCTTACCACCCGTCACCATCGCTGGCACGTGGCTCGATGCGTATACCGGTTTCCCTAACAACCGATCGGGATCGCCATCGCGTAACCCAGGCTGCCAGAGGTATTGGTCGTTGCCGTCTTTCAGTTGGCGCAACGCCTTGATTGTCGCGTCGGCCATCAACCACGCCGTCGACGGGCGCAGACGATATTGCGGTTTCAACGCGTGGAACAAGTCGATGATCTCGTCGGACGTGATCGCACCCGTGCCGGCAAAGGTCTTGCCGACCGTCGAGTTGTAAATGATGCCCTCGGGTTGCGCTGACGCCGACCCGTCGACATACGCCGCCTCGGCTAACACGCTAATGCTCCGCGCGAATTCCTCGGTGATGTAACTGACTAAGTCGAAGCGATTGTCGGCGAGCAGTTCCCGCGACACTTTCATCAACCGCGCGGCCTTGAACGCAGACATCGTGTAATTCGCAAACACCGAATCGCTCTCGGTGATCGATGCCGCCTCGGCCGTCCACGCCGCGGTTCCCTGCGTATGGACAACGGGAATATTAAAGGTTCCCGTTTCGGTCGTGATCACCGTCGAGAGTCGACGCATTACATTTTCTTCGTCGAGCTTTTTGATGATGGCATCGTTCCATTGGTTCGGCACCAGGTAGCCGCCGGCACTGTCCGTGCCTTCGCTCAGGGCGCGCTGTTCGTCGCCCGTCAAACCCTGGACGCCTCGACGCATGTAGCCCTCGAACGCAGTCCGGTAGTCCTCGGAGCCGGCACGGGATGAGATCGCCTGTTGTGTCGGCAATGACATCGTCGCCGGTGTTCTGGTCACGACTGGCTCGGCCAGGGTGATCCGCGTGGCATCGGTTTCGACCTTGCGCGCTTCGATCCGATCTGCGCGTTCAATGGTTTGGCCAAGTGTGTCGATGTCGAGGTTCAACTTGTCGAACGTGGACATTTCCTCGGTGGTCATTCCTCGCGCCGCCTGGTCGGCTTTGTCGATGATGACGCGCTGGTCGGCGACCAGCTTCGCGCGTTGTTCTCGTAATTTTTCTGACATAGTTCCTTCTCCCCGTCGTCGGGTGATGCGTTTACTTCGAGAGGCCGACAAGGCGAGAACGAAGTGGCGAACGCGTGGATGGTGGTTTCCGGTTAATACATATTTGCGATATTCTGCGCGACGATGTGGCGTCGCTTGTCTGTTTCTGCGACCGCGTCCCGTTTGGCATCGCGTCGCGACTGGATTGCCTCGCTAATGGTCGCGGCCTCGTTCCGCGCCTCGACTGTGCTCGTCGGGTAGGCCGGTTGTGTCACGGGGCTCACGTCATAGAGGGCGACCTTGTTAATGCGTCGCAACGGTAACTCGTCGCTGGTCGCACCTTCCGTCCATGTATCCTCGAGGACACGAAACCCAAAACTCGATCCGTCGATGTCGCCGCGTGTCACCAGGGCTAGAACATCCTTGCCGACCTGGGTGTTCGGTGGCGTCACCTCATACCGCAAACCGCGATCGTCAATCGCCAGGCTGGCGGTGCCGGACTTCGTGCGGCCCAATAAGAGATTCGGATCGTGATTGAATAACACCCGCACATCGTCACCGAGGACGTCGTCGAACGCGTGCCGATCAACGACCTCTTGGAACGGATGCGGCCCACCAATCGTGGTCGGCGTATCAAACACGGCGGCATAGCCAGCCAACGCCGTCGGCGTGCCGTTGGCATCGGCGCGGGCTTCGACAGGCCGCTCGAGGGTTCGCACTTCTCGTCGTGCCGTTGGTTCGTAACTCATAACGAAATCCCCCAGGGTGGCGGCTTCGAGCTCGAAGCCTAGTTCGCGAAACACATCGGCAAGATCCGCATCACGCCACGGGCGTCCGAGGCGGTCACGTGCCGCAATAAAGTAATCCCATCGGTCGGCCAACCGTTTCCACGGGGCGACCCGATCAAACTGTTCGTAATGCGCGGCTAAATGCGCGCGCACTTTGCCGAGCTCGTCCGCGGGCAAATCCGTCTGGTCGAGGCGACCCGCCGCGGCGACCACGCCACGCCACACGACATCCGCGCCGTCGGCTCGGTGATGCGGTAACGACAAACTGCTAAATGTGTCCGGCGGCATCTCCGGCGCGTACGTAAAATGACGCGCGATCCGTCGTTGTTCAGCCGCCGAGAGTTCCGACCAGGTCGCCGTTGTGAAATCCCGCAACGTCGGTGTTGACCACCGCGTATCCATCGGCGCGCGACCAAACGTGGTTGGATTACTTGGCACCATATCCGTTGTTCCTATTGCACCTTACCCAACGCGAGCGCCATGAGGCGGCGTGTATGTTCGTCGGTGATCCGCTCGTCGCTTCGTGGGTCAAGGGTTGCATCGGGATCGTCGTTTGCGGCGATCATGTTCAGGGGTTGCAAGTAAATGTCGCCCTTGGCCCCTAGTGAGTTCATGTTCTCTTTGGATCGGATTTCGTTCGTCGACAGGAATCCCCAATTTCTGGCGAGGGCGTAGGACTTGTACCGAGTCTCGATGTCCGATCGCAGAAGTCCCTCGATCGTGAACGCGGCGAAAAACGTTCGGCCACCGCGACGAGCTCCGAGTAAGTCCTTGTCTATTTGCGTTTCCCATCGTCGCAACCAGACCGAAATCTCGCGCACGAAATCCAGGGATTGTTGTTCGACCGTGTTGTAGGTGCTCGACTGATTCATGTCGAACAGCGACCACGGCGGCAATCCCATAATCCGCGCGACATCCACCACGCCCAACTGGCGCGCTTCGATCCACTGAGCGTCGCGGTTCGCCACGCTGATCGGATTCCACGACCACCCGTCCTCGAGCAACGCGACCTTGTGGGAGTTTGCGACGCCCTGATGGGCGGCGTTCCAACTATCGCGCAATCGTTGATGGGCTTCGTCGGTGAGGCGTGCATTTTTTGGGCCTTGCAGCACGCCCGACGGGACTGAGTTGTTCCCCCAGTAGCGCGCGCCATAACTGTCTGCGGCAATCGCCGCCGCGATTGATTCCCGTGCCACTTGGATCGGCGACCGGCCGACAATTGAATCGGCCGAGAATGATCGCAAGTGCAAGATCGACGGGTGAACCGGATCGAACGGGAATTCGTATTGCTTCGAGGGCGTGTTGTAGTAGTAAACCAGTCGGTTGTTTTTGTCGCGCGTGATCGTCATCTGTGATGCGAGCAACGGCCACAAGGCGCGAATCCGACCTTGCCGGCCGGTTTCCCGTTCCACCTGGGCGAACGCGTTTCCGTAGAGACACAAATCCCCTTGTAACGCTTCGCGAAAATCCATCGAGGTGCATTCGGGATTCGGGGCGTCGTGTAAGAGCCCGTAGAGGTTGTGCGCGTGTTCCTCGACTTTGCCGAAATCAGGGAGTCGCCGGTAGACCTTGAACGGGAGTTGTGCGACCGTCGACGAGATGAGCGCCACGGCCCGATAGATGGCCGGATTGCGTAATGCGGTTTGCTCGTTGACCGACACGCCGCTCGCGGTCGGTTGGCCGTTCAGGGCATTCAGTAGCCACTGGGTCGGCTGAGATAAGGCTCCGCGATTTTCAAATAGGCGATCAAGTAGACCCATTCCGGTTCCGATGTTTCCGACTGGTCAGAACAACGCCGGCCGCACATAAGGTGAGGCCGCCCACCAGGAACATCAAGAACGGGGCGACGAGATAGCAGCCGTATAAAAGGCCGAGCCACCCCACGAACACGACGGCATCGGCAAGCACAATCTAGAGTGCCAAGCGGCCCATCTTAATGTCAAACCGAATACCCGCCTCGAGGTGGTTTTTTTGGCCGTGATTAAATACTCAAGATGCCGCGATCTTCGTAGACGCTGGCTTCGTGTTCCGGCTCGGCAATCGACCGCGACAACGCCATCAACGCCGCCACGACGCCGTCGATCTTTTCGGCGCTTTCCTGTTTGTCGGGTCTGACTTCCTGATAGCGCCCCGTCCGAACCACGAAGTTTCCCATCATCCACGAGAGGATCGGATTGCGGTCGTGGTGAAGTCGGCCGCCCGAGATGAGTTCCTGTAGTTTGACCGTCGGTTCGTTCAGGTGGAACCCTTGCGGCGTGTCGATCATGGTGACGCCGGCCCCGACCAAGTGATGGGCCAAGTGTTGGGCGAACCGTTTGTCGAATCCGACCTCGCGCACGCTATAGCGTTGACACAACGCCAACACCTCGTCCTCGATCACGTCGTAATCCGTGACCGCGCCAGGCGTCACGGTCATCAGCCCCGCCGCGATCCATGCCTCATACGGCCGACCGTCCTCGCGGCGGGTCGTGTCCTCGGGAATCCAGAAGTGCGATTTGATCGCGTAACGGTGTTCCTCGAGTTGCCACACCACCGCAAACGCCGACCAGTCGTCCGACATCCCCAAATCTAACCCACCCCAACACGGCATGAGATTGAGATCCCGTTCGACGAGCTCGGGACACGCGGCCCAATCAACCAGGTCAACGGCGCGGACACGGGTGCGCGTCCATTGGCAGAAGTTCAGCCGCCGCACCAACGCCTCCTGGGACGGCATCCCCTTGGCTTCTTTAATCTGTTGCGCCAAATACGACCGATCAATCGACACGCCGAGATTCGGGTTCGCTTTCACCCAACACGCCTCGCCGCCGTCGTCGTCAAACGGGTCGTCGCGATCGTCGACGCCGCACACGTAGGCAAACCACCCGTCGTTCTCGACCAGGCCATCGAGGACGCGTTCGCTGTATTCGTGGTGGACGTAGGCGATCGAGGTGCGGTCGTGGCCGCTGTTGGTAATTTCAAACTGGAGCGGTTGCCGGCGACCTTTACGGCCGGCCAGCATTTTCGCCACGACCAGGTCGGTCGGGTGTTCTTGGATTTCGTCGAGTAGGGCCATGTGGACACGTTTGCCGTCGAGGCCACGGTGTTCGGAGCTCACCGGCCGAAAGAATGAGTGGCCACTGATTTGCGCGAGGTTGTTCTGATTTGTCCGAATCATGGCCGATAACTCGGACGACGCGCCGACCATCTTGACCGCGTCACGAAACAGAATGCCGGCTTGTTCGCGCGTGGTGGCCGCGCTGTAGATTTCGGCACTCGCTTCGCCGTCGCACAATAACCCGTAGATCCCCAGGCCGGCCGCCAGGGGCGTCTTGCCGTTGCCCTTGCCCACTTCACAGAAGGACACCGAGAACCGCCGGAACCCGTCGGCCTTGAGCCACCCGAACAACGATTGCACGATGAACGCTTGCCAGCGTTCCAGGCGAAACGGTTGCCCGTTCCACTGGCCATCGGACAACCGCAAAAACTCCGTAAAGAAGTTCGCGATCCGTTCGGCGAGCTCGGGGTGATAGGTCAAACCACGGTCGGCGCCTTTAACCAGATCCCGACAATGCCGTTCGCACGCTTTCCGCACCAACGGGCCGGCCAACACGTCGCCGCGCAACACGTCCACCGCGTAACGGGTGGCCACGGTATCGTCGCGTTTTAACGCCTGGCCTTGGAGCCGTTTGGTACTGCGCGGTCTAACTCGCTTTTTTGCCACCAAGGAACGCCTCGAGGCGTGACACCGTCGCCGGTTCTCGGACTTCTGTCACGCGTGATTGACTCGACGGCGACAATCCCAACTCGGTCAACGCCGTCATCATTTGAGCCATTGCCTTGTTCGACACTTGCAAGAACGGCGACTGCATCAAATAGCCGCTTTTCGGCGACGCGATCACGACGCCGTGCTGCTGGATCATTTTCTCGGCCTCGACCCATCGAGACCAGGCTTGGCAATACGCCGCGAACACCGCCTTGTAAACGTCGGCCATCCGTTTCTCTTTCACCAACTGCGGCCCGATTCGATACCACTCCGCTCTGGCTTCGGCGTCAAGATGCGCCGGACACTCGGGGAGTCCTGGCACGGCCTCGGGTTCGTTCGTGTTGAGCGGCCGTCGTCCTGGGTTGCCGTTTTGTTTTTTGACGGCGGTTGGTTTTGGTTTTCTTCCTCGCATGGTTCACTCGCTTTGCTGTTTTGCCGGTGAACGCTTCCCACCGGTCGATCGTTACTTGGCAATAGGATGGCTCGATCTCGATGGCGTAACACCGACGACCGAGTTGTTCGGCGGCGATCAGCGTGGTGCCGCTGCCGCAGAAGGGGTCGAAAACATCGCCACCAAATGATTGCAGATACAGTTGTGGCAGTCCGACAGGGAATTGTGCTGGATGATCGTCGTTCCGGTTGACTGCCTGTAACGTCGTAATGGTTCCCAGTTCCCGTCGATGTCTGGTTGTCTTACGCCCTTTGTTTTTGAGTGTGCCGTCTTGTTGCCTGTCGGTTGTTAACAATGACTTACCGCCATATTTGTTTTCTATAATCGGGATTAACTTTGTTGGTTCTGTTCCAAACACAAACACCCATTCGTGCTGGATGGGAAACATGGCAGTGGATTGGCCGATTGACATCTTCATGTTTTCGCGTGACCAGATATTCCACGACAACAATCCAAGACCAGCATTTTTCGCAGCGTCGATATAGCGATCCCAGTACTGGTCAATAACACCCTCCGACCGACTGATCCCAAGATTGACGGCAAAGTATTCAACCGACGACACTGCAGTCGGTAGGAAGTTCGATAGATGCTCAACAGATAATTCTGCTGGGTTTTTGTAGTCGCGTTGCTGTGCATACGGTGGACTGGTAAAACACAACCGGACATTGTTGGATTTAAATACCGTTGCGACGTTGTCGGCATCGGTGCTATCTCCGCACAGCAACCGATGACTGCCTAGTTCAAACAGGTCGCCCCGCTGGATGTCCGTGCTGCGTTGTCCTGGCACATCGTCAGGATCAGTGTTGCCTGGTGTCGGTTCTTCGATGATGCCAGCCGTGTCGTTTAACGCGTCGCGCAAGGTCTGATCGTTGATTTCTGCCTGACGTAATAGTTCAGCCAGCTTGTCTTTGTCGGTCGTCGCCATCGCCGCCAGTGGATCGAGTGACGCCAAGACCAACGCTTCCTCGCGCGGGTCGAGCTCGACATAGGACACCGGAATCGTCGGCTCGCCGCGCGACAACGCCAGCGCCACCCGCAAATGGCCGTCGACGACGTGGTCGGTCGTGCGATTGACGATCACGCGTTGCACCCACCCGACATCGTCCAAGACCGCGGCGAGGGCGTCCTGTTGGGCCTTCGGATGCACCCGCCAGTTGTTCGGATTGGCTAATAACTGATCCGGTGCTTCGTCGCCGGTGCTCACGATTCGATTCTTCCAGGCGTCGCCCATCCGTTTCCCTCTCATTTCGTTCCTGTCCGGTGCCGGCGGTTCGGCGAACCGGCCAAACCAGTTCAAACCAGTTCAAACCAGTTCAAACCATCAAATTTAGACCCCATCGCGAAAAACGCGCCCGATCGCGGACCGA